AATGGAACGTATGGGCAGTAGAAGAGACCTGCGTCATATGGGTTAGTACCTTTATAACCAACGTTAACGTAATCGGCTGATGCATATGGATCAATGTAGACCCGTGTGCGACCGTTCAGTACACCAGCAAATGTGTTGCCTGTGTCATCTACGTTCAAGTTGGTTGACATTGCTGGTGAGTAGTCCAACATGCCTGAAGCTGCAAGAGCAGAAGCAACATCTGATGAACAGATGATGAAGTTACCCTTACCACGGCGTGTTTCTTTAGCAATTGTGTTTGCCTCACGCTCGATCTGTACGATCAGACCTTTGAACTTCTCAACTGACCAGCGGCCATCAGCGTCTGATGACAAGTTAAAGATACCTTTTGTGGTAACGTTAGCTTGACGAGCACCGATTTTAGCTTGTGCGTTAACTGTGCGGATAACCTCACGGTTAATTTCAGCAAGAATTTCAGTTGACAGAATGTTTGCTAGCTCTGTTTCAGCATCCAAACCATGAATGGCTTTTAGATCCTGAGCAAGTTCTAGTGTGTATTCTGCTTTCAGTGCACGGCTTTTGGCTGTGACTGTTGCTTTTTCAATGGTAAAGCCCATTTCTGCAAAGCCTTCGCCTGCGCCATCGCCCAGTGCTTCAGCTTCTGCAGTTGTGTATGCATCACCAGTTACTGGTACATATGAAGTGTCTGAGTCGACGATTGATGAATCAACGTCGGTGTCAGATACACCAGAAAGACCTGAAGGACCTTCTGAACCACCTGAAGATGTTGATGAGTCACCTGAATAGTTAACAAGTGCTTCATTGAATAGTGCCTCATCGCCAGTAGCTGCACCAGCTTTGCTTGACTGGTAAGTTGACTTCATGGCAAAGATAAGACCTGTTGGGCCAGACATTGGCTGAACACCACAGACATCATATGCCATTAGGTTAGGCATTGCACGACGAACAAGTGCGATCAATACTGGATTCCAGTTGTCGACGTTACCTGTTGCGTTAGCAGGTGCTGCTTCGTTAAGCATACCTTCTTCACGCAGCGCAATTTCTTGGTTTTCTAGAACAGCAGCTGTTACTGCTTTCCGGTGCGCGTCTTTGATAGTACCAGCTGACTCTTCGTTCAGTACTGGTGCCCATTTTTCGACGAGCCGATCGTATGATACTGTATTTTGCATCGTTTCCGAGCTCCTTAGTTTTTGGTTTGTCTCTTAATGGCAGAGAGATACTGATTCATTGAGTCTGAAGATTCGACTTCAAAAGCGTCTTCTTCATCTACGATTTCTTCAGTAACTGCTGCGGCCTTCTTGTTGAAATAAGATTCTTTTACAGTGTTTACCTTTTCGGCGAAAGTAACTTCGTCGTCAAAGTCTACGTCTGCAACAAGACTCTTGAGCTTGTCAATTTGAGTCTCTGCAAGATCACGTGTTGCTTCACGAATGATAGCTTCACGCTTGTAACCTTCCAGTTCCTCTGCCATTTCGATGGCTTTACCAGTCTGATTATTGAGTTTCTCTTCGAGTTCCTCAACTTCAGATGCTAGTTCATCGACTAGGTCGACCTTAGACTCAGGTACTTCGATATATGATTCTGTGAACAAATCTTTCAGATTAGTCATAAACTTCTCTGCAATTTCTGTACGCAGTCCAGATTCGATAGCAACTTTATTGTCTTCGATCCACTGTTCGACTACATAGTTCAGGTATGAATCTACCTTTTCTACGAGATCTTCTTTAGTTGTCTTGATTTCCTCAGAAAGTTCTTCTTCGTACTTTGCTTCAAGACGATCAATCTCTTCAGACAGCTTTGATTTAATTGCTGCTTCAAAGATTGTTTCAGCTTTTGCTTTAAACTCTTCGGACAGTGTTGCTTCTTCATTTACCAAAGCATTCAGATCTGCTGAAAAATCTGCTTGATAGTGAATGTCTTGCTTTTCAGCAATTGCTTCACCTTCAAACTGATCTTCATCTAGATCATCAGACATCATTTTGCCATATGCAGCAGTGAGTTGGTCTTTTTTCATACCATTCATCATTGTGTACATAGCATTAATCATGCCAGCTTTTGTCTTTGGCATTGGATCCTGCATAGTGTTATCTGTTCCACGCTTTTTAGCACTTGGACCAGCATCACTAGCAGCATCAGCAGAAGCGACCGATTGGGCCTCAGCATTCTTTGGATCGTGAGTGTTTGCTTCCACAACTTCGTTCGTTACTTCGTCGTGGAGTTCAACATCATGATCTTCAATGATTTGATTATCAGTCATTATTGACTCCTTGTTATTTAGATTTAAGTAACGAGAGGAAATTCTTAAACTCACGAACCTGTGTCTCATAGAGATCGGTACGTGGAGCCTTCTTAATTTCAGTCTCCATCTTTTCAATAGTTTGTGCTTCAATTATGCCGTTATTCCATATCCATTCTACACCTTCCATGATCCCATTAACAAATGCGCCAGGAGCAGATGGATCTTGAACAATGTCAATAGCATTGAGTAGAAAATCTTCTTTTACTACCATAGCGCCATTTTGTTGCATTAAACTTCCCATACCACGAGTCGAAACGCCTAGTCCTACACCACCGTCGAGCAAACCTTGTACGATCATACCCATTGGAGTTTCTAGGATTGTGGCTCTTCCCATAACATCGTTGCCCTTGAATTCAAGTTTATCGATCTTATGTGAAACTTTATCTAAGTTTACCGTCGGACCTTCTGGGTGATTCAATTCACCAACTGCCCGACCTTTAGAAACTTGTGTATCGACATATCTACCAACTGCGCTTTCCATTGTTGCTTTTGGATAGATACGTCCATTTCTATTTTTTTGATCAGCTTGAGCAAAAATACCCTCAATGATGTACTTCTTGCTACCGTCTTTTTTAGCTTCGGTGATCACTTCAAGATGTGAATCATTAAATTCTGCAATGAGTTTCATTTGCTCAACCTTTATACTGTTTCACGAATTCGAGTCCAGCTTTTTCGGCTTCTTTCTGATTGCGATAAGCATCAAGACGATCCCCATCCACATACGTAATAAAGCGACCTTGATCTTTATATACCATGATAGAAATACCTTTAACTTTCTTATCATAGACTTTTTGACCTTTAGGCTCTCGACCAGCTAGTTCTCTAATTTGTGAAAATCTTTTCATTTTAATCCTTGTATATTATTTATAATAATATTACTTTCTACTGAAAGAAAATTATTCTTCTTCATTTTCTTCTTCTTCAGGCTCGCCCTCTGCTTCAAAGTCAAGATCGAGCTGGTCATCACCGTCTTCGTCCCCCACGATGTCTTCATCGTTTTCAGCATCAGCCTCCACTCCATTATAGATTTGATCTGCAAGACGAATTTTTTCTTGATCTAAAGCATCTCCAATTTTAGCTTGCATCAAATTACCGAATACTTTATTTGCTTTGTTATAATCTTTATCTAGAGCATGCTGTACAAGATCTGCAAAAGAATCATTTTTTACTGCTGCTTCTTCAGACATATTATTGTTCCTCGTCATTTTGTTGTTCATCTCCACTTTCATCAGAAGATTGTTGTGCTACTTGCGCAATATCATCATCTGTAAATTGTAAAACATTTTTCATAACCCATTCCTGTGAGAAATACTGACCAACATAGTTATTCACAGTATCAAGGGTTGCAATTCTTTCACGAAGTATTTCCATTTCCTTTAGTTCCGTGAAATAATTGTCTTTAATATAGTCAACTGCTATATCATTCTTCATATTGCTCCAGTCTTCTTCGGTAATAATACCTTTCAACTGAAGCTGCACTTTTAAGATATCAAGGAATAATGATGAAAACCTTGATCTTAATCGACCAATAAACTTTTGAAATTTAAGCTCATCGCGATTAATTTCTGTAGATCTACCTAAACTAAATTGTTGTTCTTGCTCTAATCTATTAATAGGAACATTAAGTGAACGGTATAATCTTTTTTGAAAGTATACAATATCGTCGATCTGTCCTAAATTTTCGCCGCCGGGTAGTGTAGAAATTTCTGTACCTCTACCACCTTCACGCCTAGGCAACCAAAAATCTTCGAGCATTGACTGATGTTTACGATCATCTTTAATTTCACCGGTTGATGAATCGTATACAAGTTTATTCCTGTAACGAGTCATGATATCTTTCATATATTGTTCAGCTTTACCTCTTGGTAAGTTACCTACGTCAATATAAAAAATGCGACGTTCTGGCGCCCGAGCTAACCTGTAGATAATAAGGGAATCTTCCATCATTCGAAGCTGGTTAATAGGCTTCAATGCTTTATGCAAGTAAGAGATTACTTTTTTACGATCAGCATCTAATAGGCCACTAGTAACATAACTAATAGCATCTGGAGAGATCTTAAGAGCATT